ATCCGATGGCCGCCACTCCTGAGACACCGCCGTGGTTTCGGCCGGTGGAGGTGGCCACTGGCCGGCCGACTCGTACCCGACTCGATGAGGAGGCCGGCGAGATCGTGGTGGAGATCTCCGGCCGCGGCCACGGGTGGGAGGAGATCAAACGGTGCCAGCACCACGGCGCCGAACGGAGGCCGATAGATCGATGAGCGCGATCGACTGGCTCCGCCGGCGGCTCCGCGAGATCGGAGCAAAACGTGAGGAGGAGACGGAACGTGATAGCACCTTTTCGTATGCCTCGGAGATCCACGCCGCGGTGTACGGAGTCGGCCTCGGGTTCGCGTTCGCGGTGCCCGACCTGTGGCTTACGTCCGCGATCGTGGGAGCGTTCCTCTGTGGAGAGTTTTATCGGCACGTGCTGGATCGTACTGTGCTCCGGGAGATCAAGGCGGAGCCACAGTACTTTATCCCGGCGATCGTGTTCACGGCGGTGCTCACGGCCGCCACGTGGGGGACACTATGATCCGGGAGATGGTCCTCGGGTCCCCGCTCGTGTGGGTACTCGGCCTCTGGCTGGCGATGGTCCGCTCCACGATTGAGGAGAACACGCCGGCGGTGTTCGATGGCCAGCTGGCCGACGGCGCGATCCGCGCCGAGCGTGGAGGCGATCGCGATGGATAGCGATCTCCGGCGCCGGGTGTTCGAGCGCGATAGGTACACGTGCCAGTCATGTGGTGAGCGTGGAGGCGATCGAGGTGATGCCGAACTCCACGCCGATCACATCGTGCCGAGCTCACGAGGCGGCCGGGACACACTCGCGAACCTCACCACGAGGTGCTCCTCGTGCCACGCTGGCCGGCACGGGAACCCGCGGATCTCCCGCGGGAGTGGCGGCTCGTGGCGCGGTATGGATCGAGATCGAGGTGGCCGCGATCATCCCGGCCGGGGGAACCGCTCGCTAGCTAGCTCCACGGAACGGAGGAGACGTAAACGATGAACGTACCACTACAACCCGGAGAGGTATCGTACTCAAACGCGCCGATCACGTGGCGGATCCGGTGGCGGCTGGCGTTTTGGCTGTTCACCCACGGCCACGCCGGCCTCGCGTATCGGCTCGTTCCGGAACACATGGCGGCTCCGCGGGAGGAACGATGAGCGCTAAGGAGGCCATCGATGCCGCCTCCGAGGCCGACCTGGAGGAGGCTGGGGAGCGGATGGCCGAGGCCGATGAGGATCGTGGCCTCCGGGATAACCTCCCGTTCTGGCTGTGGCTGGCGTTCGTGTACGGCGGCCTCGCGCTCACGTTCGCGCTCACGGTGTGGTTCGACGTGATCGCGATCGGCACGTTCGTACTGGAGGCCGGGAACGTGGATATCTCGGGGCCGCTCAAATTCCTCGCTCGCGGCCTCGTGTATATCTTCGTCGCCACCACGGCCATCGCGACGCTCGTGGTGGCACCCGGCGAGTACCTCGCGGCGATCGCCGGCGCGGCCGAGGGAGCGGCCGGGAACATCTCGAACGATGAGGAGGGAGGGGATCGATGAACGAGGATCTCGTACTCGAATGTGTGGAGTGTGACGAACCGACGTCGTGGGATCCCGAGGAGGGGAGAAACTCCGTACGGTGTGCCGAGTGTGGCAAACGCCACAGCCGCCGCTCGCTGGCTCCAGCGTGGGGGATCGTCCGATGAGCGCCACCGGCTCCTCGGCCAGCCTCTCGAACCACCCGGAGGCGTACGCCGAGAAAGGTATGCGGTACGATCCCGCCGAGGAGCCGGCGCTCGTGTACGAGTTCTGGCGCTCACAGTGGCGGGTGCTGTACTACCTACTGGATGATCCAGATCACCGCGAGGCGATCCGCCACCTCCTCCGGGAGCAATACTCGATCGAGGTGGAGCACCCCGGCGAGATGTTCGATATCGCGGCGATGCTCGCGGGGTATCGATCCGGTAAGTCGGTGCTCGGCGCGCGGTGGGTGATCGAGGGAGCGAACCGGCTCCCCGGCACGCGGTGGCTGGCGATGGGACAAGATTACGCGAAGGCTCGCGAAACCACGTTCCGGGTGCTCCATGAGCAACTCCCCGGAGCCGACACGGCGCGGCTGGAGTCGGATTACAACGGGCCGGAACAGTCTCCGATCGTGTCGAATTACCACCGCCGGGATCACGTTCTCACGCTCTCGAACGGGAGCGTGATCGTAGAGGGATCGGCCGACGAATGGAACCGCCACGCCGGCGATGAGTTCTCCGGGATCTGGCTGGATGAGCCGAGCCACTACTCGCCGAACGAGAAACTCCACGATATGCTGGAGATGCTCTCCACGAGGCTCTCCGCCGATCGCGGCCCTCTGTGCCAGTTCTGGAGCCTCACCGGGAACGGGTACAACGCGGCTCACACGATACTGAAGGAACAGAAAGATGCCGACGGCGATGATCTCGGCCACAAGATCAAGGTGCTCACCGCGAACGTGCTGGAGAACCCGTTTCTCACGGAGCGGGTTCGCGATCGGCTCCGGCGCCAGTACGAGAACTCCGGCCGAGCCGAACAGGCACTTTACGGCGGGTTCTCCGATGCAAAGGGCCTCGTGTACGATCTAGATCGCGATACTCACCTCGTGAACCGGCACACGTTCGGCACCCGCCTGCCGCCACTCGATGCCGATTATCGAGTGTACGGGTATGACGCCGGTTTTGTCGATCCGCGGTGTGTGCTGGAGATCGGCCGAACCGTCGGGGATAATCACCTCGTGGTTCTCGATGAGTTTTATCGAACCGGCTCCTCCCTCGATCAACTCCACGGAAGCGATGATGAGGCGGATCCCGACGGCTGGCTCACTGGCCGGCCGCCGGGGGTTATGGCGTGTGAGCACGAGCCGGAGGATATCGAGGAGTTCGAGGAGCACCTCCCACGGTGGCAATTCGAGCGCGCGAACAAGGCACACGAGGGTTTCGGAAAGGTTCGGAACAACTGGATCAACCCTCGCGATGAGGAGACCGGGGAGCGGCTCACCCCGCGGCTCTACATTCACGAACGATGTGAGAACCTCATCGCGGAACTCACACAGTACAAGGAGGAGGAGATCGGCTCCACGACGGCCGAGGATCACGCGGCCGATGCTCTCCGGTACGCTGTGATGCTCGTGGAGAACGGGAACGATGGCCTCGGCGGTGGGTTCGGCACCGCCACCGTTTCAACTGCATAACGATGATGGGCACACTCACACGGTGGATGATCGGATGGATCGTACGGAGATATGACTCGCCGGCGGAGGCGATCGAGGCGATCGCCGAGCGGTTCGGGGTGGAGATATACCTCGATCGCGAGGCCGCGGTGGCCGAGGCGGCCAGCGAAGGCGAGTGTTACACCACGCGGCCGGCCGCGATCTCGGCCGCGATCGATGCCGGTGAGGCGCGGCTCGTGGCCGAGAGCACGGGCCGGTACGCGCTGGAGGAGGGCGATGAGCCGATCCTATCGCTCGGCGATGGCGAGGCTCTCCTCATTGATCCGCCCGCGATCGGTACAGCTGAGCGAGAGGAACAACTGGAGCACCTCGCCGATCTAGCGAACCGGCTGGATCTCCCACCGGAAACGTGGTGTGTGGATCCACTGAAAAAGATCCACCGCCTCGATGATGATCGCGAGACTGCGTACGTGTGGGTGCTCAATTCACGATCGACTGGCGATGATGTGAACTCGCTCCGCGAGGCGCTCACGAGCCAGTACCGCGATCGGCACGGCCGGGATCCCGAGGCGCTCCACATGATCGTTCGCGATATCGATGAGATCCGCGAGATCCCGAGCCACGTGATCGAACACACGATAAAACCGTGGCTCCGAGAGTCGGATGATGAGAGCGGAAAACAGGGTGAAGTCGATCGTACCGGCGAGGTTCAATAATGCCAGTTTACGCACACGAAACGAAAGACTCGATCGCCGGGTTCAACGGCGCGGTATCGGGGCCGAGGGGCCAGCGATCAAACCGCGTTCGTTACGGCGAGATCAAAGGCGTACCGCGCGTGGCAGATCTCATCTCGATCCGCGCGCTCGAACAGACACACACCGTTTCGCTCCCCATCGACACGATCCAGCAACAGGTGAGCACCACTCCGTGGAACATCGTGCCGGATCCGCCGGCCGGTGATGATGCCACGGAACAGCACGAGGAGGCCGCGGATATCGCCGAGGAGTTTTTCGCCGGTGGGTTCAACTCGAACGCACAACGCTTCAACGAGTGGGTGAAGCAGATCCTTAACGGGATCCTCACCGTGAACGCTGGCGTGAACGAACTCGTGCCGGCGGAGGATGGATACCTCGCCGAGATGTACGCGCGAGATGGGGCCACCATGTCAAAAGCGCCGGACAAACACGGCCGGCTCCCGGATCCGCCGGATCCGGCGTACTGGCAATTTTCACTTTCGGGTGCGATCAAGGCCGTGAATCGCGATCGCGTGCTCCGTGATCTCGCCGATGAGATCGGACCACTCGGGTACGGGCGGCGCGCTCACGAGCCGATCCCGTTCTCGAAAGATGAGATCGTGTGGATGGCCGAGGATGGAAAGGAGTGGCACGAGTACGGTTTCGGCCGGGTGCAGAAGGTTAAGAATCTCGTGGAGATCATCCTAAACCAAGACCTTTCAAACAAAAAGTACTTTCCGGCGAACGAGGTTCCCGAGGGGATCGTGAATGTAGTGGAGGCGAATCAGGATCAAGTCGATGAGATCCGGGAGTGGTGGGACTCCGAGATCAAGGGGGAGCGGCATAAGGTGGGGATCCTCGGCGGGAACGGATCTGATATCGAGTGGATGCCGTTCCGTGCCTCGCCGGAGGAACTCGAATTTATCGAGAGCCAAGAGTGGTACAATAAACTCGTGTGGATGGTGTTCGGCCTCAATCAGAACGAGGTGGGTGATCTCGCGGAGATCACGCGGCCGGGGGGCTCCGAACAGTACTCCGCAAAGATCTGGCATCGTACCACGAAACCGCTCCTCGAGCTCATCGGCACCGCGATCAATAACCAAATCCTCCGGTCCCTCCGGGTGTACGATCGGATAGATGGGGAGATCGAGTTCATTTGGAACTTCGATAACCCCGATGTGGAGCGGATGGAACGCCAGCAACAGAAAGAGGATCTCCAGCACGGCCTCGCGGTGCCGAACGAGATCCGCCGGGATCGTGGAAAGGATCCGCTCCCGTGGGGTGATATGCCGGCGGAACTCCGTAAGGCCACGTTCCGCCAGTTCCCGCGCTGGAGCCTCGAACAGTTTACGGAGTTCGACGAGGAGGACCTCCCGGATCCACAGCCGGCGGCTCCCGGCCTCGGCCTCTCGGCCACGGCTGGCGGCTCCTCGCTAGCCAGCTCCACGGACACGCTGGGCGATCTCGATGGCCTCCCGAAAAACGACTCCCTCCGATCCGATCGCTGGCAAGGCGAATTTCCGCCACTGGCCGGCCACATCGAGGAACTCTCCGATGATGTGGCGGTGCCGATCGAGGAACTCGGCGATGATCTGGAGGAACTCGTGGAGGAACAGTTCCCCGAGGAGGGTGAGGAGGAGCGGTATTACGGCGCCGAGGGATCGGTGAATAAGCGAACCCTCGCCGATGTGAACGAGATCGTGGGGGAGATCGCTCTCGCCGATCGGCTCCGGGATACCGTGATCGGCGCGAACGCCGAGGCGATGGGAGACTCTGCCGAGTGGCACGGGGATAACGTGGAGGAGGAACTCCGCGAGCGCCTCGATGATGATGAGGATCTCGAAATAGATCTCCGGTTCGATGTGGAGGATACGTTCGCGAGGGAGGTGATGGAACAGCGCGCGGCACAGAATATGAGCACGGTGAACGAGTCGGTGAAAAGCGAGGTGAAACGTACGCTCCTCGGGGTGGCCGAGGATAACGGGAACGTGTCGGATGCCACGGAGGCGCTCCGCGAAAAGATCGATGAACTCTCCGACTCCCACGCTCGGCTCGTGGCGCGTACGGAGACACTCTCCTCCAGCCGAATGGGATCACAAGCACTCGCCGAAACGAACGACGTGATTGAGGGAAAGGAGTGGGTGGCCACCTCCGACTCTCGAACCCGCTCGTGGCACAGCGCGATGGATGGAACGGTGATCCCGAAAGAGGAGGAGTTCGTGGTGCCGTCGGTGAACACTAACTCCGATGAGTATCAACCGCCGGACTATCCGCGGAGCACGCTGGAGGTGGGAGGAGATCAACCGTTCAACTGTCGGTGTGGCCAGAGGCCGGTTCTTGATGAGGATATGCCGGAGGAGATGAGCGCCGCGGAGCTAAACGAGTACGAGGGTGTGCTCGTGTACGAGAGCACGGACCGGCGCCGTGAGATCGCCGAGGAGTTCCGCCAGCGCGGCGAGACACTCGGCGATACTGTGGAGCGGATCATCGACGAGGCCGGCTCCGTGAACGCGGCCACGGAGGTGCTCGGCCTCTCGAAACCCACCGTGTACCAGTGGCGCGGCGATAACCTCGCGATCTAAATCTAGACTCACGAGCGCCGGGTATTAACGGCCGGTTTATGCGACTAAACTTTAGGCTACCCGATGGGTATGAAAATCGTAAGGCTCTCGGCGATCGGCGCGATCGGCGGGGCCGGTGATACGATGGAACAGATTCACGAACGAACAATCACGACGCAAACCGGGCCGAACGGCCAGATCGAAAAGTCGTTCTCCCCACCCGCCGATGAGGTGAAACTCTGGCGGGAGGAACGCGAGGCGGAGAGCGGCGAGGAGATCGAGGTGCCGAGGATCCGGGTTCCCGTCTCCAGCACCGGCGAGGATCGAGACGGCGATCGGTTCTCCGAGGAGGGGCTGGAGGATATGGTTCGCCAGTACAAGACTGGCGAGGTGCCGATGTACCCGAACCATGGCCTCGATCCCGAGACGGGCTTTCACGAGTACCGTTTTGAGGATAAGATGGGTGGCTGGAAAGACGCCGAAATAGTCGATGAGGAGGGTACGAAAGTCGTTTACGCGGAGGCCGAACTCTCCCCACAATCGGAGGAGGCTGACACACTGGCGACCCAGATCGAGAACGGTGTGGTGCCGATCACGTTTTCCGTCGGGTTCATGCCACAGAACGCCGATACTCGGACGAACGAGGAAGGGGAACCCATCGGCCGGGAGTTCCACGAGCACGATCTCTTTGAGACTAGTGCCGTGGGGATCCCGGCGAACACCGACGCCACCGTTTCAGCGATGGCCGGCGTGGCCGCGAAAGGCGCGGCTCACGCGAAAGGGATTGAGGATCCCGAGGCGATCGAGGCGATGGCGCGGGATATCGCGGCCACGGTAAAGGCCGGCGGCTCGTACGGCGAGGCTCTCAAACACATGCAAAAGGAACCAGAGGAGGCGATCCCGCTAGTGGAGTCGTACCTCGATGCCGATGATACGGCACCCGAGGATACACTGGCGGAGTTCCTCGAATGGGTAGAATCGAACGATGGCGATCTCTCCGCGGCGAACGATGCCGTGGAGGCGTTCCTCGGCTCCGAGGCCACGAGCGCCGAGGATCCCGAGGAGGCGACTGTCGGGGATCTCGGCGAGTGGCTCGTGGCCGAGTTCGGCGAGTCGGATGGCGATGAAGAGGAGGGAGATGATGATGAGGAGGGAGATGAGGAGGAGGAACAGAACTCCCCCGAGATGCTCTCCGCCGAACAGCACCGCGAGATCGTTCGCGATGAACTCGAACCCATCCAGAACGAACTCGCGGAGATCCGCTCCACGCTCGGAGAGATCCGCGATCTAGCTAGTGCCGAGGAGGCCGACGGCGAGGATCCCGAGGAGGAGATTGAGGATCTCCGCTCCGAGCTCGCGGAACTCCGCGAGCGGCTGGAGGAGCCGCGGGATCCCAAAGGCCAGCGAAACCAGATCACGCGCGCCGAGCGGCCGGGCGAGGAGAACGGAGGCGATCCGGGAACCTCCTCCGGCGCCGGTGCCGATGGCGGCACGATCGAAACCACGCCTCGCGATGGCGGAAACTCGCGATCGAACGGTGATGGCGATCTCGATCGCCTCGCCGAACACCTAGCGGATACGGAGAACTAACACAATGGCATCAATCGCCGATAGTTTCGAGGTGGCGAACCCGCGAACAGCGTTCGCCGAGACGTACGAAACCCACGGAGTACCGACGTACGAACGAAACGACGTGAAACTCACGGAGCCGCTCGGCCGAGTCGTGGAGGCCATCCAGCGCGGTATGCGGGAACACGAGAAAGCCGAGGTTCGCGAGGCGCTCCGCGACCAGTATCACCGCCACTGGTTTAAAAACCAGTTCGAGATCCACGGCTCCGACGGCGCCGTGGTGGAGGCCGCGGGTATCACGGACGATATCGTGGATACGATGGCCGAGCGCGGCGAGAAAGGCCAGAAGGCGATGGACGCCAGCGTGGTAGAGAGTTCCACCCCGCTCGTGTTCGATCCCGAGATCATTTCCCTCATCATCCAGAACGCGCCGCTCCGCGATCGCGTGAAGAGGGAAGGCCAAGAAGGGTACACGGCGGTGTATAACAATATCTCGGATCGAGACGACTCGATCGGATGGGTGAGCGAAACCGACTCGCTCAACCTGTTCGATAACAACGAGTCGGACATCTCGATGAGCAAGAACGAGCGGGACATGAAAATATGGGTGGATAAGGTCACGATCGGCGACTTTTCCGAGCGTGCCTTTTCCCACTACAATAACCTCCGAGACACGACTCTCGGGGAGCGCCTCGCTGTTCACGCACAAGACTGGGAACAGACACTCCTCTACGGCGATCCATCGCAGGGCCTCACCGACGGCTCTCCCGGCGACTCGAACGCGCCGGAGGGGCTGGAGTCGATCCTCGACACGGCGGGGAACAAGATCGACAAAAGCGGCCTCTCGCTCTCCTCGGATGATGCTCTCCTCAAGGACGTGAAAGGGGAGATCATCGCGATGCTCCAGAGCACGGACAACGTGAACCCGATGGATCTGGAGATCTGGACTAGCTGGACCGTGTACGATGAGATGGATAACGGGATCAACTCGTTCGGCCGGATCGAACTCGATGATGATCGCGTAAACTTCGGAGGTACGGATATCTCCGTCGGGCCGCAGGTTGCCGTGATCCCCACTCACAACATTCGGAGCCACACGTACGATGATGGCACGAACACCTACTCACCGGGTGACTCGGGAGACGTGTTCGTGGTGGACACGGGCCGGAGCGTTCGCTGGCGCCAGCTAGCGCCGCTCTCGACTGTTCCGCTCGGCCGGCGTGGCCTCTCCGATGAGGTGGCCATGTTCGAGTACGGCGCTCCCGTGGCGCGTGCCGAGGGGAATTTCAGTCGGATGCTGGCCGCGTACAACGTGTAACGATGAAGTTCAAGCATCGGAGCGGGTGGGTTTCGGGGAAAGTCGCGATCTCGCTCCGAACCCGCGCGCCGGTAAACGAGAGTTCCGAGTTCGAGGTTCCCGGCGATTACGCCGAGGATCCCGAGGTGCTCCAGCGCCTCGTGGATGCCGGACACGAGCCGGTGAACTTCGAGGAACTCCCCGATGGCGTGGAGTACGATGCCGGCGGTGATGCCGCCGAGGCCGAGGTGGCCGAGGAGGCCGAGGCGGAGAACGACGGGAACGAGGAGGCCGAGGAGTCGGGTGGTGATGAGCCTCCCGGTGAACTCACGGAGATGAGCCGCTCGGATCTGTGGGAGCTAGTTCACTCCGATGAGTTCGAGGCCGAACCCGAGTTCTCGTGGAACGAGAGCACCGCGGAAAAGCTCCTGGAGTGGATCCGGGAGCGCCGAACGGAGGCCGAGTAAGATGGCGCGAACGATGAACTTCAAGAACGGAGAACCGCGGGCCGATTCCGAGGCCGAGGCTCCAGAGAATCCCGAGGGGATCGAGGCCGAGGGGGAGGAGGATCCCGATGAGAGGAGGAACTAACACACGCGAAAGGCGAACAGCACACCCCCGGCTGGAGGTGCTCGTATAAATGCCGAACCCGCGAGGTACGAACGAGCAAAACGAGCGACTCCTTTCGCTCACGGTCGGCGATCAAAACGAGCACGATCTCCCGGATACCGACGGCGATGATACCGCGAACGGGCCTCACTCCGAGGCACAGAACCCCATCGACTCACGGACCTATGGCCGTACCGTGGTAAAGATCACGAACGATCTTACGGTGGCCATCTCGGGCCGGCTGGAGGCCACCACCTCCTCCGACTCGTGGGGTTCCTCGGGGAGCGTGTTCGCGGATCCGGTTACGATCGACTCGTTTAGCGGCCTCGCCGCGGGGGAGAGCACGTACCTCTCCCTCCCCGTGTCGGAGCCGTTCCCAGCGCTCCGTACCGTGGTGAGCGCCGACTCCGCTCCAGCCGGAGGCAACGACGTAACCGCGGAGTGGGAGAAATCACAAGGGGGCCACTGACCGATGGCGGAGTACGGAGACGCCACCCTCATCAAACAAAAATCGGGTGTATCCGCGAACGATATCGAGGGGGTATCCAACCAAACAGATCTGGATGCCATGATCCTCGATCTCAACCAGCGCGCCAGCGAGGCCGTGGAGCGGTTTTGTAACCGCGATTTTAAGAATCACCCCGATGAGACGGTGGAGATCGACGGGAACGGCCGGGTGAACGACTCCGAGAACGGCGAACTCAGGCTCCCCGGCCAGCCGGTTCGATCGATCGACTCGATCGAGATCAATGGATCCGCCATCGACTCCGGCGAGTACCGACTAAAGGAACCCACAGCGTACGATACGGATACCCCGATGAACGCGGGGATCGTGGAGCGCAAAAACACCCCGTTCCCGGAGGGGTGGGAGAACGTGAAAGTCACTTTCACGTGGGGGTTCCAAACCCCGCCGGCCGGCGTACAGCACACAGTGGAGGATCTCGTGGTGGATGCTCTCCGCGCCGCCTCGCGGAACGCCTCCGCGGAGACGGCGGAGAGTGTCTCGATGGATGGGTTCTCAATTACGTACTTCACCGGCCAGATCGAGCGCGAACAGAAACACAAGGATCGTCTAAACAAGTACCGCCGGATCGCTCTCGGAAGGAGCTAACTGTGATCGCCGAAATAGCTGGAGCCGCGATCATCGGAACGATTGTGTCGGCACTGGCTGGCGCCATCGGGTATTTCCTCCGCGATCTCCGCGATCAACTCCACGATATCCGCGGAGATGTGGATAAAAACAGCCAGTTTCGCCGGGTTATGACTGGCGAGGAGATCGAGGCACACAAGGGTGAACTCCCCGAGATCGAGGAGTCGTTCTCCGAGGTTACGGAGGAGATCGAGGAGCTCCGGCGCGAACAGACAAAGGAGCATCGTAAGGTGTGGGAGGCGCTCCACTCGATCCACGACGGCGTGGATCGGCTCGTGGAGGCCATGAATGGGAACGATAAGATCGAGGCCACGGTGGAAAAGCCAGAACACCCGTTCGAGTACCGGAGCGCCTCAAATAATGAGAACAACACCGATGACTAATCCGAACAGCCTCGTGAGCGGCGCCGGCCAGAAAGTCGATCTGAACCGGCTCACATCGGCGGTGTACGATGAGTGGGAGGATATTGATGAGGATGCCAGCACGTTCGAGACGGTACAGATCGATGCGTGGGTATCGAACGTGAGCGAGGAGATCAAGAGGCGCGTGGAGGGACACGTGGAGAACCCCGCGCTCCAGATCACCGTGGATAGTAGTACGGATATCTCGGCCGATCGGAACGGCCGGCCAGATCGTGTACGGTACGATGGCCGGATTTACGAGGTGGCCGAGGTGATCCGTATCGATCACCCACTGGCCGATGCCGAAAAGCTCACCGCGGTGCTCACGTCGGCACCCGGCCGCGCCGGCCTCGATACGATCTAGATCATGGCCACGGACTCCTTTTCGATCGAGGTGAGCGAGTACGAGGGTGTGCCGGTGCTGGAGATCGCCAGCGAGGAGCTATTTCGTACGGCCACCCGTACGATGAACACGTGGCGGGATAACCTCCGAAACGGCACCGGCGCCGATGGATCCCACGGGAGGCCGTGGGTGAACACCGGCGAGGCCGCGAACTCCGTAACGATCGATCCCCCTCGCGAGGGAGCACTGGAGTACCTCGTGGGTGGCGATCGGATCCAGTTAGCGGTGGCCGAGACGGGCCGCGCACCCGGCGCGATGCCACCGCCGGAGCCGATCGTCGACTGGATGAGAGAACAGTTAGGAGTCGATGATCCAGATCCGTGGCCGATCCAGAAAAAGATCGAGGAGGAGGGGATCGAGGGGTTCGCTCCCGGCCGCGCCGCGGTGAACGAGCACGCGCCGGAACTCTCGGAGCGGGTGGCCACGCGGATCGATGCCGAGCTGGAGGAACAACGCTCCGACTAGCTCCACGAGCGACTCCACGCTCACGAGCGCCGGGTATTAACGGCCGGTTTACGAGACTAAACTAAACCGGCGAGGCTGCCTCTGTGGAGGTGAGCGCGTTCGGCGGCTCGAATAAGATCCGCTGTACGGGCCGAATGAGGCCAGAAACGAATGGCGAACGTGTACGCACAGGAGAACCTCTCCACGGAGATCATACAAAACCAGTTTCGGGATCCGATCCAGTCGGAGGCGGATGATGGAACGGCGCCGCTCACGGATCTGAACGCCGGAGAGCGAGGCTCGGATGATCCCGATTTTGTACTCCCGAGTTTCCCCTCACAGGGGCCACTTTACCCTCACGTGATCGTGTCGGAGGCGGGGTACAACCACAGCCACCCCGATGCTCGCGCCGACTTTACGGAGGGGGAGTACGACGTCGAGATCCGCGTTCTCGCGCGGAGCACCACCACGCTTAATCAGATCACCGACGGGGTGAGACACTGGTTTGTGAATCAATTCGACACGCTCGTGGCGAACGGGTACAACGATCCCGAGATTATCGGCGGGGGAGAAGTGCCGAACCCCCGGCCGGATCCGATCGTGGAGGGAAAGACCGTGATAACCCGCGGCACAGTCTACACACAATGAGCGAAACAGAGGAACAAGAACCTGAGACTTGCGAGTACGAACTCGCGGAGGGTATCGATCGAGTTCACCGCCACGGCCTCGTGCTGGAGGCCGGTGAGACGGTGGAACTCGAACCACACGAGGCCGGGGAGTACGAAGACGTACTCGTGGAGGCGGAGGAGTAACCGATGCCGAGGTATCTACAAGCCAGCGAGGGACAAACCTCGTACGGGATCGAAGGCACCGCGTACAATCAAGCATCGAGTTCAACCACGTACTTCGGACTTATCCGCGATGAGCACGAGCCGCCGGTGCCGAACCCCCAAACGAGCATGACAACGAGCGGCGCCGATCGCCAGCCGTACGTGAACTCACCGGATCCGATCGACTATCAGTGGACCGTTCCGTACGATCTCCTCGATCACAACGCGCCGCTAGAGGTGGCGATGGGATCGAGAACCTCCTCCACACAGAACTCGGGAGCCTCCGATGAGTACACGGAGCACCTGTTTGAACTCGCGAACCGTCTCCCCACAATGACGGTACAGCACAATCAGGCCGACACGGATCTGGAGGCGCATTACATCGGCTGTAAGTCGAACCTCTCGATCTCGTTCTCACAAGGGGATCCGGTACAAGTCGAACAGGAGATCATGGCACAGTCGTACACGTACGATGATACCGTGAGCACGGCGCCGGATCTCTCGATCCCACAAACCACGCCGTTCCGGTTCCATCACGTCGGAGACGTGACACTCTCGAACCCCGGCGATGGGAGTACGATCAAGACTCTCGCCACGATCTCCTCGGGAGACGTGGGGCTGGATAACGGCCTCGAAGCGAACCACCACAGTGGCCGCGAGCCGTACGCGATCAAGGAAACCAGCGCCGAGGATCTGTTCGACACGAGTATGGACTTTACGATCACCGATCTCGATCTGTTCAAGCGAGCCGCCGATGCCGCGGCGCCGGTGGATATCGAGATCCCGTTCGTTCGGGAGACGGTGAACTCCACGCCGATCGATGCCGCGTATATCCGCCTCCTCGAATGTGATATCACCTCGGCGCCGGTCCCCCGCCCGAGCGAGGGAGATCTCGTTCCGAACATCGAGGTGATGCCGACGGGGCTGGAGATCGAGATCCGCGAACCGGCATAATAGCGACTCAAACGCACCCTTAGCGGCCAAAAAAGGCCGCGAACCACACCGCAAATGAGCGAAACCACCGACGAAACGACCGGCGTACAGGCAACAGATAAAGAGGCGGAGCCGCGGGAGGCATCGTTCGATGAGGGGATCTCCCGAGCACAGCGCGAACTCGAAAAGCGGAAAGTACGGGAGTATGAACTCCCCCGAGAGGAGGGAGAGGAGCCGCTCGTGTGGCGGTTCACGATCAAGAAACTCACCGCCGAGGAGCGGGACAAAGTGGAGGATTCCGGCACGGAGATCAAGGAAAAACGGAACGAGATCTCCGTGGAGACGGACTCCAGCGCCATCAAGAAGGAACTCATCAAACAGGGGGTGGTGGAGGGACCGGATGGGTTCAAGCTCACGGATCGCCACATCGAGAAACTCCCGTACGAGGTTCGCGATGATCTCGCCGACTCGATCGAGGAGTTCTCCGATCTCCCCGAGGAGGAGCGGGTAGCTTTTTGAGGTGGGGCCGCGATGAGGCCGTTCAACCCTCCTCGGCGTGGGACCGGCGGATCATGCTGGAGTCTCTCATTTGGGAGCGGTACGGCTGTCCGGTGGATCTCGCTCGCGATCGGCCGGCCGAGGAGTTCGAGGCACACGCGGCCATCGTCCAGGGGAGGAACGAGAAAGAGTACAAGGAGCAAAAGAAGGCGGAGCGTGAGGCCGATCGGAACACCCCGGCCTCGTGATCGAGGAGCTAGCTAGCAGTGCCACAAGTATCCGAGGTAACAATGCGGTACGCGGCGAAGGGAGCGGAGCGAGCACAGAAGGCGGATCGATCGGTTCGCCAGTCGATCAAGCGAACCGCTCAAACCGCGCGGAAAGAGTCGGGGACCGTAAAGCGGTGGATGCAACGCCATAAGCGCGCTCTCGTGGGGATCGGAGCCGCGGCCGCCGGCGCGCTCGGAGCGATCATCAAGAACACGCCGGCGCTCTCGGCCACGCTCGCGGAGGCACGCCTCGGGTTCTCCCTCCTCGCCATGACTATCGGGAACGATGTGGCTCCGATCACCGACGAACTCGGGGAGAAAGTTCTCGATCTAGAGGAGGCGTACTCCAGCCTCCCCGACGGGATCCGTAAACCGATCTCGGCGCTCATCTTTTTCGGTGCCATTGTAACGGGGGTGGTGGCGATCCTCGCGGGGCTGGAGACGGTGATATCCGGTACGCTCGTGGCGGGTGCTCTCAAGACACTCGGGAGTGGGATCTTTTCGGTTATCACCTCGATCACGGCGTGGGCCGTGGCGATCGGCGTGATAATCGGCGCGATCGGTGTGTGGATCCTCAAAGTAACCGGCGTGTTAGACTGGATCCAGAACCTCGGCTCCTCGATCCGGGATCTCATCGGCGGGCCAGCCGCGGATCTCATCATCACGATCCTCACGCTCACCGGGATCCTCCCAGTGCTCGGCGTGATCGGCGCCGCGATCATCGGGTTTATCGAGGATGGGTTTAGCGGTATGGTGGATAAGGTTATCGAGTTCCTCGGCGTGCTGTGGGACTCCCTCACCAATACGTTCGATAACATCGTTACGTTCCTCACCGACACAGTGGTGGGGTGGTTTGTCGGTGCCGGCGAGGCGATCGTGGAGGCGATCAAAGGGGTGTTCGAGGACTTTTATATCTGGATGATCGGCGCGAGTTTCTTCCCGGATCTGTTTGATGCCGTGGCCGAGTTCATCAAGAACCGCGGGAAACAACTCCTCACCGGCGCGATGGGGATCGCCGTGGATGCCGTGAAAGGCGTGGTGAACGCGCTGGATCCCCGTAACTGGGGAGCCGACTTGATGAACGAGATGGCCGACGGCATCAAGGGGGCCGCCGGATCGGTGAGAGATGCCGCCGGTGGCGTGGCCGACTCGATCACGGACAAAATCGGGTTCGATCTCCAGAAAAACGATCGGATGGCACGCCGGTGGGGATCCGATCTCGTGGGTGAGTTCTCCGACGGTATGAGGCGGAACGTGAGAACGCTGGAGAACGCGCTCCCGGCGATCGGCGAGGCCACCGGCCTCACTCGCGAGGCTCGCGGTGGCGCCACGGCCGGCTCGGCCGGCGCCGGTGGCGGCCGGAGCGTGGAGATCACGTTCGAGCGCGGCGCGATCGTCCTGGAGGGAACCGGCGAGACGGGACAGGATATCGATCGGCTCGTGGAGGAGATCAAACGGCGCCTCGGCGATGAGTTCGGAGGGAGATCCCGTGTCTAGATCTAGATCGAGGAGCACACAATGAGCGATCACACGAACGTACGACTCGAAACCACGAGCGGTACAGTAGTGGCGTACCTGGCGCCGAACTTTGAGATGACTCCGGCGCTGGCGAACAGCCTCTTTAGTCAGGCACCCGGCCGCGGAGATCCACAGATCGTACGCGATCGGCGCCAGATCACGAACGAACTCACGGCACAAGGGGAGTTCATGCACAGCGAGAACCTCCCCGATGCTCATCGGACGGATCTGGAGAACCTCATCGGATCCTCGCCGGTTACGGCGATGGATCAAATAAACCGCGTGGTGGAGTTCATGTTCCGAGGCGGGCCGTTCCACCTGTACCACAAGGGGAACGAGTACACCGCCACCACGGCCTCGGGTGTGGACTATCAAAACGGCGTATACCCGGCGGTGAACATCGACACCTTCCGGCCGCCGACTCGTGGCGGGTTCGATCGCGGCGAGTACACGCTTAAGTTCCAAGTGGGGGTGACTCGACGATGACAGTCGAATGGCGGATCACCCGAACGAACGACTCCACCACCGACGGCGATCTGTACGACGTACACCTCACGGATGCCTTTAATCGGTTCGCGAGGGAGGCTCGCGCCTTTTTCGATGATCCCGATAAGGACAAACCCGACGTGTACGAGAAATATTCGCCGGTGGAACTCGATTATCGGATCCCGGATCTCGGCACCGGGTGGACACGCCGGTTCGGCGGGTACGTGGCCGAAACGAGTACGGAGGAGGAGAGCACAGAGGTGGCGCTCCTCTCGTACGATGCTGGCCTCCGCGGCCGAGCGATCAACCGCGGATATACGGATCAAACGATCTCGTACATCCTCGAGGATCTCATCACCTCCGAGATCGTGCCGGTGGAATGGGCGTCCGGCGCGAACGTGAACATCCAGAACGACGCCACGCTCACCCGCGAGTATCAAGGGGAGCCTCTCGATAGTATCCTCGGGGAGCTAGCGATCATCGCGGCCGGATCGGCGCCGAACTCCCAAGAATGGGGAGCGAACAACGATAATGAGATCTACTTTCGACCGCGGAACACGAGCACCTCGCCGCGGAACTTCAAGACTGGCGGGTATTGGGATCTGGAGGTGAACGAGGGGACAAAGAACCCCGCGAACCGCGCGAAGGTGTATTACGGAGACGTAAGTGCCGACGGCTCCACCGATAACCGCGATGCCGTGGTGGTGGAAAAGCGCGATGAACAATCCGAGGCCGGCGCGAAACTCGGCACGAGTGGCGGCCTCGTGGAGCCGATCTCGAAATACTACCCACAGATCTCCACGGAGGAGGCCGCGAAACAGAAGGCTCGCGATCTCCTCGAACGGCACGCGAACATCAAGACGGGGAACTTTGAGACGTACGAGGCGCTCGGCGTTCGGCCGGGAGACGTGGCGCGGCTCCAGAACGATCCCCGAGGGATCGATAAGGAGATCCGTATCGCACAGCTAACCTATCGCTGGCAAGCCGACACAACAGCCGTGAGGTACGCCGAGAACACCGCCGGCGTGCTGGATACGCTCGTGGTTCTCTCCGATGAGGTGGCGCGGCTGGATGCTCGTGGCCAAGACTCCACGGCCACCGCCGATCAACTGCAAGCACTGGAGGAAGAACTCGGCGCGCGGATCGGCATCAAGGTCACTAAGCGAACGTTCGACACGGCCGACACGTACGCGCCTCCACCGGGGCAACAGGTGGACTTTTCGATGGATCCCGAATACTCCCCGCCGGATGCCGTAAAGGCCGACTGGATCCTCAACATAACGAGCGATCAAACCGACTCCGAGGTAATCATCGATAACCCACCCTAACAATGGTACTCACAAACGAGGCGAAAAACGATCTCCGCGATCGGATGCTCGGCGATGCCGACACGATCGAGTGGGGAACAGGTACAGCTGACGAGAGTACGAGCGACACATCACTGGATAACCAGACACTCACGAAAACAACCTCCGACTCCAGCGTGGAGTTCACGGCCGAGGGAGACGGGGAGAGCCAGTACACCGGCACGATCGGCCTCTCGGAACAGAACGGGAACACGATCGCCGAGGTGGCGATCTCCGGCACGGTGTTCTGGCTCCGTATCCAGCACGATGGGATTGAGAAACAGAACGACTTTGAACTCGATTACGAGATCACTGTAATCAAGGAGAACGCATAACGATGGCCGAAATACGCGGGAACGTAACGGACAAGAACGGGAACCCCCTCGATGGCGTGAAAGTGTACCTCATCAACGACACGGGAGGCACGCTCGTGGGGAGCTCCACCACCGACTCGAACGGCGATTACTCGTTTACGAACCTCTCCTCCAGCGATCAATATCACGTACTGGCACAGTACGAGGATGCCGACGGGAACCTCTACAATGCCGAGTCGTACCCGTATGTCGGTGCTCAAGACTCCGCGTATTTCGACGTGGTTATCACCGCCACGAACTCGCCAGTAGAGGAGACGGAGACGCTCACGGTGGATTACGAGGTGGAGAACATCGGCACAGCCGACGGCACCCAAGATATCACGCTGGAGATCGATGGGAACACCGTGGATACCGACTCCGGCGTGTCGGTGACACAGGCGAGCACAGCCACCGGAACGCTGGAATGGCAAACGGAGGAGGGGGATGAGGGGACATACACGGCGAAAGTCTCCTCGGATGATGATAGTGATACGGAGTCGGTGAACGTCGGAGACACGACGGCGTTTTTCGATGTCACAATAAACTCGACAAATTCGCCCGTCACTGAAGGGTCGTTTTTGGACGTCGAGACGACGATCGAAAACACCGGGCTCGACGAAGGCACGCAGGAAGTCGTGCTTCTGATCGACGGGGCAGAGGAAGACAAATGGGGGAGCCTGTACCTAGATCAGGGGAGATCCGTCGACACTACGTTTTCGTGGGAAACAGAATCGGGAGACGCGGGCGACTATACGGCGACTGTCGAAAGCGAGGACGACAGCGAT